TGAATCCACTCAGATCACCATCCAAATACTCAGTGATTTGAGGAAGACAATACTGTTTGAAGACTGAATGATTGTCAACTTCTTTCAAAATGATATTAGTATCAAAGTTGGAAAGAAGATAACAAAGAACAGTAATAACATTCCTCATCCTGTCTTCTGATTCAATCCTGACAGGAATAATAAAAGTAACGTCTTTTAGATTCTGTTTCATATCAATTAGGAATCACAGTCCAATCTTCTGGATAAAGATCACAGCAGTTATTTACTGCCTCAAGAACAGGGCCATAGAAGTGTTCAGGAACAATCACAGGATTAGTTCTACCTTTTTGCAACCAAGCACCCCACCATCCCAGTGTAGAGGAGGAAAGAATTGCACCATTACATAGAGACATCAAACAGAGATCAGTGTATGGAACTTTTGATTTGCGTTGTTTTCCGTCACCTTCCATACACAAGTGTTCATACTCAGGAACATCTGTGTTGATTAGGAATCGATCATCCTCAAAGAACTCTTGTTGTGAACACCAAACTGGGTCATCAGAACAAACCAAAACATAAGCATCATCATCAAAATGTTCCAGTGCTCTCTTATAGTAATCGAAAGACATCATTCGATAATAATCTTCACGACCCACATTATCACCACGACGAACATGTAGATAGAGAATGTTTTCAAAGTTGGAGACAAAATCATTACAAGGTTCAAGAATCTCATCCTTGAATTCTAAATCTTCTCTGATCTCATTCTCAATGTGTTTGAAATACTTTTCTGTCTGTAGGTAACCATCCAGGTTACAGTTATCTTCAAAGTTATTGAACAACTCCTCATCAAAGTTATAACAAGATTCAGTTACATTCTTTGTTTGTGGATTCAGTTGTTTCAAATTTCCATAACTGAACATTGCATTAGGAGTAACATTGTTGTTGATAAACCCAATGTTCTTTTCCTTTAGATGCTTCATCTTGAAAGGATGATGCATTCCATAGTTTGCATAGGTGTCATGATTATCTGGAGGGATACACCAGTCATAACCATGATGTGCAGCAATACCTCTTAGTGCTGCAAATTGAAACAGTTGGTTTCCAAAACGACCATTTGTTCCGAGACGATCATATCCAATCATAAGTTTATAATGAAAAGGCCTTCGTTGATGTTGTCCTTGTTGTCTACAAATCTTACTCTATCACCATATGTATTGTCCAGATATTCTGAAACTTGAGGTGTTACTCTTCTATCATTCTGAATGTAAATCTTATAACCCCTATCCAAAAGATCAAGAGCGAGTCTGTACTGTTGACTCTCTGTAAGAATGTCAGTTCCTTTCTTATAGGTAATGTATTCAAAATAGAAAGGTTTCTTATCTTTATTCAATGTGTCCCAATAGTCACAAATAATCTTTGCATGTTCATTATTGAATCCATCTGTGACATAACCAAGATTGTATTTCAATCCCACAGATTCTGCAAAGTGAGCAAATGCTCTATTGTCTCTAGGAAGACAAGGACCACCATAACCCAAACCATGATTTAGATACTTATGACCCACTCGTGTGTCTGATCCAACAGCACTGAGGACAGATCTAATTTCATCACCACAACCAGCCTTGATCAGAACATCACCCAACATGTTGGCATAACTAATCTTTGTTGTGAGGAAACAATTCACAGCAATCTTAGTAATCTCTGCTGACTTGGTGGACATTGAACAGACAATTGTCCTTGTGGTTTGAATCTTCTCATAAAGATTTCTAATTTCAACAAAGACTTTATCATCACTATCGTCCATTCCAAGGAGAACCATGTCAGCACCCTTCAGGTCACTCACAATGGAACCCTGTGCAATAAACTCAGGGTTATAAAGAACCTTTACATTGTTAGGAAGTTGTGATGAGAAGTTTTCACAGTCACCAGGATTAGTTGTACAACCAACCACAAAGTATTTCTTTTTCTTTACACCTTCAAAGTCCTGAAGAACTCTCCACACAGAAGAGACATCATAAGAACCATCCTCCAATGATGGAGTAGCAACAAGTGTGTAGATCAGGTCACACTCATCAATCACTTCTTTATTATCAGTGGTTGCTCTAAAGTTCTTTGCAACTCTAAGAAGATCTTCAACCTCTGGTTCATTTGTTGTGATCTTTCTATCATTCAGATCATTGACATAGTCTTCTCTAATGTCTGAAACAAGAACATCATAACCTGCTTGTTCACAGAGAAGGGCAAAACAGATTCCTAACCTGCCTGCCCCAATAACACCAATTTTCATAACTTGAATGTAGGTATAGGTTGCATCTTATGTTTGTTTGCTTGATGGAAATTATGAAGAATCCTCACAGCAGAACCAGTTCCTGTTTCCATTGCTTCTTCAAGTGCTTCATAAGTAGCACCTATTTGATCTTCATCCGTTCTTCCATCATCCCAGAGACCATCAGTTGGATTTGCTTCAACAATTCTTGAGTCAACTCCCAAGAACTTTCCAAGTTCCCATACTTCTGTCTTATAGAGATCTGCGATTGGAGCAACATCAACTCCACCGTCACCATATTTAGTATAGAACCCTACACCATAATCTTCAACCTTATTCCCAGTTCCAACCACCAAACCATTAGTGACTCCAGCAATTTGATAAAGAGTCACCATTCTCAGACGTGATCGAGTGTTGGCAAGGGCATGAGAGTTGACACCCCACTCTGAAAGATTGGCACGGAACATTTCAAAGGTTGGTGACAAATCAAACTTGAGTTTGGTGACATTTGGATAAGTAGTTGACAACCAATCAAGGTGATCATCAGAAAGATTCTCTTGATCAGGGTTTTGGAGGATTGGCATCCCTACAACATAAACTGGAAGTTTAGTTTCAGCAGCAAGAGTAGAAACAACTGCTGAATCAATTCCACCAGACACACCAACTACAAGAGAAGTGAGAGGACTCTTCTCAACATATTGAATCAACCAAGTGACAATCCTGTCCTTGAGTTCTTGATAATCACTGATTCTGTTCATTGATTTGTGCCTCAATCCATTCATAAGTTTTACGAATACCCTCTTCAAGGGTTTGTTGATAATCCCATCCAAGTTTCTCACGAATGAGATCATTGTTGGAATTGCGACCACGAACACCAAGAGGTGCATCAAGTTTGTGACGCTTCTGAATTACCTTACCAGAAACTTTAGCAACAGTAGCGACCAGGTCATTGATTGTAACCATTTCCTCTGAACCAATGTTCACAGGACCCATAAAGTCACTATCCATCAGTCTACGAGTTGCTTCAATACACTCATCAATGTAAAGGAAAGAACGAGTCTGATTACCATCACCCCAGACCTCAATGGCACCACCAGTCTGAGGAACATTGGCTACCTTTCTACAGATGGCTGCTGGTGCTTTCTCTCGTCCACCATCCCAGGTTCCTTCTGGTCCGAAGATGTTATGGTATCGAGCCACTCTAACAGGAATGCCATAGTTACGATGATAAGCAAAGTAAAGACGTTCGGAGAATAGTTTCTCCCATCCATATTCGGAGTCTGGGTCTGCTGGGTATGCTGATTCTTCACGACAGTCAGGATTATCAGGGTCAAGTTGATTGTGTTCTGGATACATACATGCCGATCCAGAATAGAAAATCTTTGTTTTATTTTGTCCTGTGTTTTCGTTCCACTTCATTTGTTCATCAAGAACATTCAAGTTGATGGTCACAGAGTTGTGCATAATGTCTGCATCATTCTCACCAGTGAAGACAAATCCTGCTCCACCCATGTCAGCAGCAAACTGATAGATCTCATCAAAAGGTTCTAGAAACTTATCTACAATCTGATTGTAGAAATTATTATATGGTCCTGCATATCGAATACAACGACGAACAAAACTCACATCCCGAAGATCACCACAGATAAATTCATTTGCTTCACTTAGAGAAAACTCTGGATACTTAAGGTCTACACCACGAACCCAGTAACCTTCTGAACGAAGTCGTTTTACCATGTGACTTCCAATAAACCCACCAGCACCCAGTACCAGTGCTGTTTTCTTATATTCAGACATTCAATTTTAGTAATTACCTGGTATTTATTATAAGGTTAATGGGTGCTAATGTCAACCAACATAAAAAAAGAGACCCTTAAAGGTCTCTACGCAGGTCTCCATGCACGCCACTTAGTTTTGAACCTGAACTAAGAAACAGGACGGGAGTGTTACCTCCATCCGCACCACCAGTTTTTAGGAAACTGGAAACCAGAGGTCAACGGCTCCACCACCCTGTTTTTACAGAACAGGGAAACTGCGGGCCCAAAGGGGGGCTCCCGACCAGTGCTGTTAGAGTCCATCCGTGACTTATAATCAAAGAGTTCCTTTAGAAAGTTTATCAATGTTGTTCTTAGGATTAGCCTTGAGAACACTGATCAAGGTGTTGAGTTTAGTTTCAACATCACCAGAGACTGGTGCACCAGCAGGTGCCGTGGCACAATCTTTCTTATGGGATTCAAAAGCTGTCTTAAGGTCAACAACGGCACCCTCAAGTGCCTGGAGTCTCTTCTCAACTTCTTGATCGTACTGGGACATGTAAGCTCCAGTTTCGGATGTTACTTTTCTAGTAGCCATAGTTCTTATGTTGTCTTAATTTATTTAGAAACATCATCTCTAACATAACACGGAACACGATCTGGATCAAGCCATTTTGCATATTCAATATCCTCCATTGCTAGAGAACATTGCATTACATTATCAAAGAGATAAATGTCATTCCATCGTTTAGTATAACTATTTTGTTTTTGTAAACGATAGTCTGGTTTACCATTAATCTCTAGGATACCAGCTTCAATAAACCGATATCCTTCACGTTCCAGAAGAGTTTTCATCAACCAACCTCAACGGTTTCAAGATCTTCTGCAAGACAATCAATCAGAATGTCATAGTCATCCAGAGGATCACCAGAGAATTGAACTCCATCATTTTCATAGAACTTGCGCACTTTACGATAAAGTTTTGGATTCTTCACATCCAGAAAGAACACACCCTCCACAGCTGAGCGAAGAGTGGAAAGATCTTTTTTGAACTTGGAAGTAACAGTCATTTTCCTTTGTTGTTTACTCTCTTATTATAAGGGAATGAACCCAGAGGATTCAACCCTGTGGACAGTTCAGAGACTGTCCAATGAGGGTGGTGAGGATCGAACTCACCCACGATTCACCAGAAACCCCCTAACCTCAGGAGGCCTCGTTAGTCGTGTAATATTGAAGCACATAGTCCTGATCAGGAGGGACCATTACTGCCTTGTTTTTTCCATTATCAACTCCTATCGTTTCTCCTTCTTCTACTCTCTTTATCAATTCATCCCAGTGATCCTGCCAGTATGAAACAGAATAAAAAATCATTGGATTTAATCAGTTGATTTATTTAGTTTGAGGTAAGACCTCAATCGGAATGACAGGATTCGAACCTGCGACCCCTGCTTCCCAAAAGCAGTGCTCTACCAAACTGAGCTACATTCCGTGGCGGAGAGTCAGAGATTCGAACTCTGGGTGCTGTTACACACGCTTGTTTTCAAGACAAGTACCATAAACCACTCGGTCAACTCTCCAGTTATCGGACTTCAAAGTCCAATCTTCTGACCTTTCTTTTTCTCCTTTCTTCTTGATAGGAGAGATCAGAATTACTTAGGAAACTTTTTGAATTCGTTTCCTTGTTTGATTCTACCATAACAACCTTTGTAAGGTCAACAGCAGTCACTTTGTCTTCAATTACCGTCATCATATTAGGACAACCACAACAATGTGTGTGATGGTCACTTCTGATTTCTTTATTGCATTGTTTGCATCTTACGGTAATCATTGTTCATGAAGGCAATTGAGACATGCTCGAAGAGGGATTCGAACCCCCGACCAATTGCGTGTAAAGCAACTGCGCTACCGCTGCGCTATTCGAGCAGACTGGCCCACTAGGACTCGAACCTAGGACAACAGAGTTAACAGCTCCGTGCTCTACCAACTGAGCTATAGGCCAATGTTATATGTTTTTACCTTCTTCTTTGCGTAGTTTGAAGTAGAGTTGATAGTACCTCTTCTTCATTTCTTCAAGAATCTGGTTATCTTCTATAAAACCAAGTCTTTTAGTGTGTGCGTAACACCCCTCAAGTTCTCCAATGAGTAAAAGGATATCAACTGGTTTCATGATTATTTATGAAGCCATCCTGTACAAATATACTTAGTCTGACTTTTGGGAGGATAACCCCTGTGAAAATATTCCCAAGTTGCTGGAAATAAACAAAATCTACCAGTTTTTGGTTGTACTTTAGTACCATCCATGAATTCAGTGTAACCATCTTCTTCAATGTCGTTAAGATACCAAATGAAAGTAAGAACTCTCATTCTATGATAACCTAACATTGAATCAGTGTGCCAAATGTAACCTCCACCAGGGGTCGTTCTTTGAATTTGATATCCAGTATCATCTAAATTAGAAAAACGAGAACGAAGATTAATATTATTTGAACTAAGAATTTCTCTATTAATATAATCAAATAATTGTTTATTTAAGCAATCAAAAAATACACTATCCTCTTCTGACCAATTCTCATAATGTGAAATATTGAGGTCCATTGAATCTTTGACAGATTTATCAACTGTTGGACCACCAATACTACCTATACAACCATCAGACTTTTGATCGTCACTTTCAAATTTTTTTATAACATGTTCACAAAACTCTGGGGTTAGAGTATCATCAACAACGTAGATAAGATCTGAAAAATTTAAAGACATAAGAATATGGTGTGTATTCCCTTTCGGGAATGGAGAATAGGAGACTCGAACTCCTGACAGCCTGCTTGCAAAGCAGGTGCTCTACCAACTGAGCTAATTCCCCTGGAGCCCCTGACAGGATTTGAACCTGCGACCTGAGCTTTACAAAAGCCCTGCTCTACCACTGAGCTACGGAGGCATACATTACACTTATCCGAATGCTTGCTATGGGGTATGTAACCCAACATTCTGACAGTTTGATAATGGAGTAAGACAGGGGTCCTCCCTGAATATCCAAAGGGGGCTGATTCCTAACTGCAGGGTTTCGGTATATCCGAACCGCTAGGCACCTTTGGTTGGAACGTCTCAAGTTCCTGACGACTCGTGTAGGATTCGAACCTACGACCGACTGCTTAGAAGGCAGTTGCTCTATCCAGCTGAGCTAACGAGTCAAGTGGTAGTTCCTATCGCCTCTAACCCTGAACTACCAAGGGGGTTACAGCAGTCAACGGAACTGATTGATACCAGTTCCAGAGTTCCATCCATTTGGACCTTCATGGAAGTTCTCAGAACCTCCT